TCTACTGTCCAGTCTCCAGTAGACAGGTTAAATACTGCTGATCCACCAGTGCCGTAGTTAAGACTATCCCCCGTCCCGTCAAACGCGACAGAGTACCCAGCATTTGCGCCAGAAGTGATGAGTCCACCGGGATATTTGTTGCTCATGTTTTATCCTTATTGCCTTGGCAGTGCCACGCTGGGCGGGATGAAGTTCTGTGTGTAACGGGCGATGCCTTTGGTGAACCTTACGTCATCTATGTACCCCAAAAAAGGAAACCCGCCGTTTGCAACCGCGCCTACAGTAGTTACAACACCAGAATTAACCAATGTACCTGTGCTAGAAGCAGTACCTGCGGAAACACCATTAACCCACACAGTAAATAAACTTCCCTGTCTCGTAACTGCTATATGTGTCCAAATATTTGCGTTTATTGCAATTGACCCCAAACCAGACACGATATCCCATGTGCCTGTTGTGTTTGATGATGCGTAAAACTTAATAATATTTGATGTGTTTACTTCAAGAAGAAAAGACCCTGTAGTGCCGGTATTTGCAAGTTTTGCTAAAAAAGCGCGCTCTGTTCCTAAAGCCGAAAGGTTTGCCCAGCACTCAATGGTAAAGTCACCATTCCCGAACTGAAGATTAGTTGTGTCTGGCGCTTGTACCCAATCGCCGCTACCGTCAAAATATATCGAACCACTACCATACTTTACGACAATGGTACTGATCTGCGCGTTGCCTACAGTCTCCAGTATGTTCTTCATTGTGCCGTCGTAAATACCGGCGTTTGTATAATTCGCCAAAAACTGTGTATTTGTTACAGAAGTCGGCGGGGTTGTTGGCAATGCAATGCTTGTTTGAGATGGGTCATAAGGCGTTGAGCCTTTTATAACCCTTGTCCCGCTCAAATATGCGCCAAGATATGTTGTCCCCCCATTTCTTACGCCAAGGGTTAATGCCGCTGATGCAGCCTTTCCGCCAATTGTAAAAGTGGTTGTTGTGGCTGTTCTCGTCCCGTTTACAAACCAAGATGTTCTGCCAGCAGTATTGTCTCTGCAAACAACTATGTGATACCACTGCCCGGCAACAGGGACAACGCCAGAATTGAAAGAAGAGCCTCCATAAAAATCCAATGTGCCTACTGGAGTTCCAGCGTTGGTGGCAAATTTATAAAGAGTCCATCCGGGGCCGCTTGGGTTTGTAAACTGTTCAATAATGTTTTGTTCGCCACCAGTAGTCCACCAATACGCCCAAGTTTCAACACACCAAGAAATTGATCCTGATAAATCAAAAGAATTGCTGTTAGGCGCAGTTAGATAATCACCATTGCCATCAAAGTATGCCGATCCGCCAATGACTGGCGCAGTCCATTGGTACTGCGGAGCAAATGGAGAAAATGGCTGTATTGAAGTATCGCCAGATTTTGTTACTGTATAGTTTGCAGCACTGTTATCAACAAACCTGTTTGACTGAAATGTCAGCAAAGATGTGCCGGTGACAGCAGTCAAAGGCAATGGCGAAGGGGTAAAGTTTGCCGTGTAAATGGCAGTGCCAGATATAGATCTGTAGTTGGAAATATACCCTCTATACGGGTTAGAAGTTCCATCCGCTTCTATGCCAAAACGCACAGTCCCCGCGTTGTAGCTGGTCGTAATTGTTCCGGAATACCCTTGTATACCGTTGATGAATATTCTTACAGTTCCGCTTTGTCTTGTGACTGCAACATGATTCCATGCGTTTAAAGCAACCGTGCTTATGGATGAGGCTTGGACATCAATATTTGCCCTGCCCATACCAATAGTTCCGTTGCTATTGATAAGCATCCCGGTTAAGCCGCCAACAGTGGTATTTGCCTGAAGAATCGCCACTCCAGCATTAAGCTGCAACGGGAAAATCCAAGCCTCTACCGTAAAGTCTCCTGTCCCAGAAATACTGGCTCCGCTTGGGACATCAACATAGTCTCCAGCGCCATCAAAATAGGCACTCCAGAATGGAGAAAAAGGCGAAAAAGTGCCTTGGGTTGTGTTGCCGTTTCTGGTGATTACAAACTGGTTAGGGCTTGTGTCTAGGAACGTGTTGTTCTGCGCCCCGTTGGCTGCGCCATCTGCCTGAATCAGAAGAGATGTGTTTCTGAAATTTGGGTCAGTCGCCCACTGCCCTGATGTCAGGGCTTGCATCTGCTGTTGCAGAGTAAATACGCCTGAGTATTGCGGCATGTCTTACTCCAATCAAGAAGTTTGTTCGCTTGTTACCGGCGCTTGCGCCTCCACAACCACCTCTTGCTGAGTTTCAGTAGAAGGTGCGACGATAGGAGCGTCAGTGTTATTAACCACGACAGGAGAACGAAATTCACCAGTATTTGTGTCATACACATCTCCTATAGCTGCGTACTTCCCACGGAAAGAACCGTTGTAGCTGGTCTGTCTCCAGCTTGTATCAGAACCGTACAAACTCTGGCAGAAAGCAATTCCCTTTTCCTCAGACTCAATGGTTGCTACGTTGATGTACCCATCGTCAGTGGTCGTGGTCTTGGTAGTGATCAGTTCAGAGTTGTTTACGACAATGACTTGCATCACTGTGCTGTTTTCATCCAATTGTGCAAAATGTGCCATGTCTAACCTCAGAATGTAATCGTTCCAGACCCTGTAAAACGATAGATGTAATAGTCGTTGTTGGCAATGACCTGCGGGGAACCTGTAGTCGCTGCGCAGTCTTTGAATGTTTTAGACCAGCGAAGGATGACTACGCCAGAGCCGCCAGCACCAGAGGCAAAATAAGTTCCAGTAGTAAACCCACCACCGCCACCACCGCCACCAGTGTTTGGGTTCCCTGATGTGCCAGCCGCATTTAAAGAACCGTTTCCTCCACCGCCAAGTCCACCTGTTCCAGCAGAAGTTGCTGCCGGTAGACCACCGCCGCCACCACCGCCAGCGTAATAAAGCGATACCCCCGTAATGTCAGAAATTGCTCCTACACCACCACTTCCTGACACTGTTGATGTGGCATTCCCACCTACCGCTCCTGCACCGCCACCGCCGCCAGTTACGTTAGATGAACCGACTCCAGAACCGCCATTATTACCTTGGCTTGGGGTAGTTGATGGGGTGTTTCCTAAACCAAAGGTTGACAGGTTTCTTCCAGCGCCACCGCCAGATCCGCCGTTTGCCGCAGAACCCGGAGAAAAGTCCCCGCCAGCATATCCACCGCCAGCAGACGTGATTGTTGAAAATACAGAGTTACTTCCGCTTGTCCCAGCAGAACCGCCAGCCGCTTGTGCAGACCCAGTTCCCCCGCCGCCAATAGTCACCGTCAGTGCAGTGCCTGTTGATATTGCCAAAGTGCCGTTTCTAAAGCCGCCAGCACCAGCGCCACCGCCAGTAGAACTTGAACCAGCGCCGCCACCCACGACCAAATACTCAACAGTAGGCGTAGCGCCAGTAGGCGGATTAGTTAACAGCGGGTTGAATACCGCAGTTACAAAATTACCGGGATTGGAACGCAGTCCCATGATTCACCTATTAGGTAATCTGTTCGAACGTAGCAGTGAAGGTCAGCGCAGATGCCGTACCCGAATAAGCAGCTACCGACTGGTTTTCAGTGATGTACACCGAGTTTGTTTTGTCGATAATCACCAGTGTCGAGTTTGCCGGGACGCTAATCTGGTATGCCGGATATGTCACTACCGTTGCCGAACCGAAGGTTGCGTTGTTGCCAATTGCAATCGTTGCGGTTGCTGCACTGGATGTGGTATTTGCCGCAGTGATTGAAGTCACGCGATTGACCGTATTTGCTGCTGGCGTAAGACCAGTCAAAGAGGTCGTGCCGTTGTACGTCCACGAAGTCGTGGCAGTCGCAGCAGACGAAGGGATAACGTAAGCAGTATTCCCATAGATACTCGTTACGTTGACAATGTTAGGGTTTGCCATTTGTTATGCTCCTTAGAAGCCAAAGATCATTGCCATAGCGATTGCCTTCCCTGTGGAAATGCCTCCGCCAGAAGCAGGTTGCCAAGATGCTGTCGTGCCGTTTGATGTCAGCACGTAGTTATTTGCTCCAATCCCTAAACGGGTTGAGCTATTCACCCCATTGCCAATGATCAGGTCGCCTGTCGAGGTTACTGGTGACAATGCATTGAATGCTGCCGATGCTGATGTTTGCCCTGTACCGCCGTTGGCGATCCCCAGAGTCTGAGTCCATTGCGGCGCAGATCCGCTCGATGTCAGGAAATACGTTGCAGTCCCGATTGGAAGAGTCGTTGTCGTATTAGAGCCGCTTTGGTAGACAAGAGAACCCGCCGCACCACCAGTGACATTCGTTGCCGTGGTAGCCGTGCCAACCGTGATGGTTGAGGGATTGGTGTACTGCGGGGCTGACCCGTTCGAGGTCAGAACAAAACCGTTGGTTCCGATTCCCAGCTTGGAGAGCGATGTACCGCTGGCGTAATACAGGATGTCACCGGCTGTATAGGTCGATTGACCCGTACCGCCGTTGCTTGATGTCAAGGCAGTACCCAGCGTCATTGAGGTCGCATAGTTGGTTACATCAACGACATTTGTGCCGTCGTTGAAGACCACCATCGTTTTCCCTGCCGGTACAGCGATACCCGTCCCGGTTGCGTTCTTGACCGTTACGGCATCAGTGACACCATTGTTGATGATGTACTGTTTGGTGATTGCTGGGACGATCAGGTTTCTAGCGCCGCCAGAGGTTCCTGTCAGGTTTAAACGCAATGCCCGTGCGTTCTGGGCTGCGTTGGTGTCTGTTAGGGTTAGGGTGACATCTGCACTGGCAAACGTGATGCTTGCCGAGCCTGTAATGGCTTGTTCAATTGCAGTGCCGAGGTTGGTATTGGTTGTTGCTCCCCAAGTACCAGCCTGTTCGCCCGTCCCAATCAGTTCAATTTTTAGGCTGCTGTATGTACTAGCCATGATTGTTCCTTACAAGCTTGTGTTTACCAATTCCCAATTTGCAGATTGCTGATCATCAATCCCGCCCCAGTTTGGAGACTGAGTATCATCAATGTTTTGCCAATTGGCTGTCTGCTCATCATTGATCAGTTCCCACAACAGCCTTCGGGAGAACGCACCGTTTGCAGTTGCAGATTCATTTACAAATACTGCCGATGACCCAAGTCTGGATACAACAGATGATGCAGTGAGCGATTCGCTTACAACAGGTACAAATATTCCAAGTGCCGACAGGGTTTCAGAAGTTACAGCCGATTCACTTACTGACACCCCAAAATCAACTTGCCCAGAATCAGCTTCGCTTGCTGTCGCCAACTCTTCCAGCGACCTGTCATAAACAATACCGCCTTGAACATCATCTGCTCCTGTCGCGGTTTCTGAAGCGTCAGCCAACCACAACAATCCACCTTGAACATCATCACTCGCAACCGATGTTTCGCTGATCGATACAGAGAAATCAGCTTTGCCAGATACCACATCAGATGCCACTGAATCTTCAGAAACACTGACAGCGAATGATGCTTTTGAAGCCGCCGAGTCAGAAGCCGTTGAAGACTCAGTTACTGCCGTTCCAAATATTTCTTTAGCCGATACCGCGTCAGATACTCTTACAGACTCACTTACAGCCCCAAATGTGACCAAACCAGATTGGTTTGCCTCACTTGCTGTTACATATTCTGCTACAGATCCGGCAACAATTACATTCCTTGCAACCGTGCTACGCGCAACAACCGTTTCTGATACACGACCGGAAATGACCGTCAGTGAAGATGCCTGATCACTTCCTGTTGCAGAATCGGATATTCCTGCGGTGATACCAAACGCCCCAGAAGTGGTTCCGCTTACTGCCGCCGATTCACTGGCAGAACCCGAAAAATATGCCCCTGCGCTAACCGTTTCTGATGCTGTTACTGACTCTGATACTTGTCTTGTTACTGCCGATGATGGATAAACGAGATCCGTGACTGTTGCAGTTTCAGCGACACTGACCGCGTAAGTGATGAATGTTGTCGCCAATACAGAATCGGAGACAACAACCCCACTTACATAGCCATATCCCCAGCCCTGAGATCCCCATGCTGGCATTCCCCAGCCGCTTTGCTCGCGGATTTGCCTGTCATAAACAGACAACCCCCAGCCAGCTTGACCCCATGTGCCGCTGCCCCAGCCGCCATCCACGTTTTACCCCGCGACCAACTCATTTTCGTCAAACCAACGCTCTTGAGTCACGCCATTCACATCAACCCACTGAATGAAGTACGAGATATTCCCGTCATCATCCATACGCATCTTCTGTACAGGCCCAGCCGGGATTACCGCATTGACCTTAACAGTTTGTCCTTTTTGAAAAGCAGCCATCATTTCCTCCAATTAAGCAGCATCAAGGCTGAAGGTATAGGTCACGTTCAGAACGTCACCGTTGACCACCGAACGATCACCCGGCGATTGGAAGTCCGATGCCGAGAACAGAACACCAGAAGTGCCGGAAGAAACGCTGCACAGGAAAGCTCCAGCAATCGTTGCGCTTGCATTCATTGTGAATGAAGCAGGAGATGCAGAGTTATCAATGACCGAAGGATCAGCCGTTGTGGCAGTTCCAAAGGTCACAGCTTTACGGTTTCCTGAATAGTTGGTGTTCTCAGTCCATCCAGCATGTGATGCCAGAGTGTCAGAGGCAGCAAACGTGGTTCCTGATGCCGGGCCAGTGACAAGACCAATGTACCAAGCAGCAGTGTAAGAACTGCCCTTGAAGTACTTGGTGTTCATGTCCTGAAGACCTTCATTGACAACCAGATTGTGGTTCTTTTCTTCCCACTTCAGATTGCCGTCCTTGTCGTAGCAAGTCACGGTGAAAACACCGCCGCCACGCGCCGATTGACCAATACCGCTGCCCAGAGTGACCTCTCCTGCAACAATGTCTTGGCCTTTTGAATTTTCGTTAAACATGGTTTACTCCTTAATACTCACTACGGATCAATGCCTCTGTTGCATTGTTTGCTGGCATTGTGATTAGGAAAGAACCGCTTGCAGTAGAGATCTTGTCCGAACCAAAATCCAATACGGCAATCGACCTATTTGCTTTAGTGGAGTTGTAAATCAACGCGCACCGCGCAGTAATTGCCCCATTCCAAGACACTGTAGAAGGGAAACCTACAAAAGCAGTCGTACCAGATGCACTTACTGTTATTGGCGTCAGGACGGAACCTCCGGCGACGTAGTTGCCGCCAGAAGCCTCGTTTTCAGTCGAATACACAGTAGTTGCCGCGTTCAGATTCGCATTTCCTGTATAAAGGGCGATCTTGATCACATCGACCGTCAGATCGTGAATCCCCTTATATAGTTCCTCTTTGAAAGAGGTTGTCTGAGTCTGAACAATGCTCATCAATTCACCTGTAACCTGACCTGACCGTCACGATAAGCATCCATACGCTGCTTGCCATCGCCCAGATTCTTGAGAAGAGCAATCGATTCTGTGTACCGATCTTGGTACAGCGCCTTGTCTTCCGGCAGAACCTTCATGTAGGTCAATGCCTCAAGCAGAGATCCATTCAACAGAGCCGAATCAAAATTGTCCCCAAGCCAAGTCTCTCCGGCAGTGACAATCGATTCTGGGTAGTAGTAGTAATGGAGTTCTGCGGCGTAATTTGCATCTGGGGTCGGGCCTAGAATGAACGCCAGTTCGTTGACGTTATCTGACCGTGGGCCAAATATGGCGTAATGGCGAGGGGTTCCTGATCCGCTGGAATCCGGGTAAGCCTCACGGATGAAGTTCACATCCTTGTTCAACAGGTAGATATAGTCACCTCCGCCCTGCGGATAAATTGCCAGCGAGTAAGCTGACAGGAAATCCAGAGGGCATTGAAGGTACTTGTTGCCCGATGTCAAAAGACCAGTGACGTTCTTTCTCAGGTTGGCAATCTGCACCGTGTTGTAGATGCGTTGCTCTGCCTGTTTGATGAACGTGTTGATGATCGACGGATTACTTGCGTAATCGAAGTCGTTCTCAGAGTAGTCCTGAATCGCCTGAACAAGTTCTACGTAGGTCATTTATTACCCCATTGGGCCACGGGCTATAGTTCCCTTAGTGGCAGCGCCCGTTCCACGAATCTTGATGCCATCCGTTTTGACTTTATCGAAAGAGCCGATGCCAACACCGTCCAGCGGAACCCAGTCCGGTTGGTTGCTGCGCTTCTCAGGACGCTTGCCAGACTGCGGGACTTTGACGGCCTTGCTGCCCTCATGGGGCTGGGCATAAACGGACGCATCACCGACCTCCTTACCACCCATCTTTTTGCTGAACTTAGGCATATCAGCCTCCGCGCTTGTAGGTGAAAGACGATTTCTTCTGGTTAGCTACCTTGGCGAGACCACGACCTAGCTTGCGCATCTGTTCGTTGGTTTTGCCGCCCTTGGCGTAACCTTTGCCATGCATACGTTTTTCATGCGCCTTGACCTCTGTGTCGGCAATGCGCTTCACTTCTTTCTTGTCCATTTCCGCTCCTTACGTTGGGGTTACCGTTACATTTCCGACAACCGCTCTTGCTACCAAATTGTTTGGTGTCAAAGAGGCATCAAACAACCTTGATCCACCCACTGGCTTCCAGCCCCACTGGATGTCACGGGAACCCCCCGTTGGGTATCCATTGTCCGTCCCATCGGGGGAGTCTTGCAAGCCGTTTAAACCTGCCGATACATAAGTTGTATCTGGGCGTGGTTGGTAAACTGCCTGCGGGTCATCCACCGGGTACATGCCCAACTGAAGCTGCGGATGATCTGGCGACCAGCACTCCGGGCAGACTTTCAATTGGTAAAGCTTTGTCTTTACAACCTCGTACTTCAGTTGCTTTAACTTAAACCGGAAGCCGCATATGTCACACTGGGCAATGCTGAACTTGCCGGAGGAAAACCTGTTACCCATTACGGCACATTCCCACCAATAAACTGCTGACGGGGAACCAGACGCAGCGGAGCCTTTTCACGGTCTTCGCTTGCAGCCAGTTGGAATTGCTCTTCATACGCGGCTTTCAACATATCAATCCGAGGAGCCAGTTCTGGAACCTTCATGGCGATGTGATAAGCCAAACCAGCCGCCAAGGCTGGGTAGAAACGGAAGTTCATGTCTGCCGTTTGGATACCTGATCCGGCATCCTGAATACGGCGCAAGCGCCAGTAGGCAAACGTGTAAGTCTGTACGCCATCCGGGGTAGGCCAGACAGTGACGCAAGGCAGTTGAGGAACATAGACTGTCGCTCCGCCGCTGTGTCCTACTGCCGTGGTGTTATTCTGCCCACGGAAGATTCCACCCAAAACATTGCCTGAGATATAACCGTAGTAAATATCTTCGGCATCAATCCTGATGTACCCGGACGATGCCAGACCCTGCGTATTGCTTAGGGTGATCGTTGGGCTTGTCGTTCCGATTGACCCAACCAGCGTTGCTCCTGCCGGGTTTGTCTGCCCTGACAGGCGCTGAATCCACACCTGAATCGGTCTGGATTGGGAAAGCTTATTGGGGATGGTTGCGTAGGTCGGTGCGCTGATACGGGTGATCGTCAGGTCAGTCTGGAGATTGGCATCATTGGCGTTGGTGCGGATGACATGATCCAGAAGATCAATGGTGTCCAACGGCAGGGCATAGGTGTTTAAACCTTGCGTCAGGTTGAATGCGCCTTGCTCGATTGTCCACATGTTGATGCCACGGTTAGCCCACTCAATCGTCATCAAGTTCATGGAGCGCCGAGCCGTGCGCAGGTCGTAGCCAGAACGCATTTCGCGTCCAGCCCTCTCCCACGCCTCTTCAGCGATCTCCGTGAACTCCATGTTGAAGAGAGTTGAGCCGGTAGTGGTCATTTCTTCGCTGCCCTCATGTTGTCAATCAGGTTTGGGTAAGGCCGACCAGCTTTCTTGGCTGCTGCCTTTGCCGACGCTTTCTTTGCAGAAGACAGCTTTTTAGGCTTCCCAAGACCTTCGGGGCGAGGCCGATCCCAGACCTCACCGCCTTCCTTGAAAACTTCGACAGGTTCGTTCCCGTCGCGTTTCTTGATGATCTTTGGCTTGGGGATCTTGTCCTTGCGGATGTCACCCATGCCTCTTGAGGCCATCATAGGATCTTGCCTTTGGTCTTGCCTTTCTTGGCAATACCATCTGCCGCACGGACATAGCCGCCCTTGCGGTAGTTGGTCATGCCTTCACCAAAAGGCTTTTTGACACCCTTGCCGGGCAGAGTCTTAGGCTCAGGAGCCTTGGTTGGTTTGCCAGATGGGTAAACATCGGCTTCCATACGCTCCTGATTTTTCTTCTGACGGGCATCCATACGTGCCTGTTCAACGTCCAGAGGAGTGACAGCCATATCAGTACACCTTTCCTTTGGTTTTGCCTTTACGGGCAATTCCGTCAGCACGTTTAGACGCGCTGCTGACCGACCCGCCGCTGGCGTATTTCTTTACAGGCTTTTTGACCTTGCCGCCTTTTTTGAAGTTAGGCCCACCCTCACCAGCCATGCGCTCCAGATCCAGTTCCATTGACGGGTCAATACCCATCAGACGAGGACGAGTGCCGGGGGAACTTGCCAGATCGCGGGAAGCAGAACCGCCGCCTACATCAGGACGCATCAGTCGGCTGCGCAAACCTTTCATACCAGCGCCCAGCGCACCCAGACCAGCCATTGTTGCTGCCAGCTTTCCTGAGTTATCAGGGGGTACAGGCGTTCCTGCGCGGGTACGAGCGACGCTCTTTAACTCTTCAGTCGAAGGTGCTTTCAGCCCTGCCATGCGGCGTTGTGCAATGCCTTTTTCGTCGGTTCCAAAACCACTTGCCCCAGATCCTGTCTTGACCTTTTCGGTCTTGGTGACGGTTTTCTTAGGAGTTCTGACGGTCGTTTTCTCCGTCAAAAGTTCCTTTGATTTGTCAGACATAGGGAAACGCTGAGAGGTTTCCGGAGGCGTAACAGGTTGAAAGCCACCAGACATGGCTTGCTTTTTCGATTCTTCTGGATTTGGCTCTTCCTGTTTTGCTTCTACTACTGGTTCAGGTTTTGCCCTAGCCGAATCAACTGCGCTACGACCGCGACCAGCGCCAAACCGCTTGTAAGCCTCAGACCGTGGGTCATCAATATTCCCCATGCGAAATCGCTCAAGGAAACCAACACGTTCGTTCTTCGACTCTTCAAGACCACGCTTTTTGTAATCCTCTTCGGTCAAACTGCCATCTTCGCCGTTGTACCGTTTAACTTTTTTGGTAGCCATAGCTCACCTCTTAGCGGCACATTCCGCCTTTTTTCATCACGACTTCTTTGCCCTTGGTCTTACCTTTACGAGCAATTCCATCTGCCGATTTGTGACCGGAAGCCAGACCGCCGGAAGCCATTTTCTTGACTCCGCCGCCGCGCTTCATGCCCATTTCCGACTCTTCATGTTTGATCATGGATTTAGGAGCGCCCTTTTTCTTCATGAAGGACACTTCCTTTTTCATCATGGTCTTCGACTCTTTCATTTCGCCTCCCTTGGCTTTCTTGGAAAGGCCAGCTTCGGAAAGACCAATAGCCACGGCCTGTTTTGGATTGGTGACTTTTTGACCCGATGAGGACTTCAAGTCACCACGTTTAAACTCACGCATTACCTTTTGAACCTTATCCACGTTTCCCCTCCATCAATCTGTCCAGCTTCGCATCAAGACGATCAAGCCTGTCTAAAACACGATTGATGTCGGCATGGACTTCAACCTTAGTCACATACTCTTTGGCAACTTCTTCGCGGGTACGATTCACAAGAATCTGTACCCGTTGAAGTTCTTCCTTCAGAGCATCTATTTCCTTGTCTTTTACCCTTACGCCCCAGCCAACCAGTCCAAGGATGACTGTTATAGCTGCGTTCCAAAGTACCATTTCCATTTCAGCAATTCCAAGCCCTCAGAGATTTATTGATCCGACTGTCCGGGTCATTGGCTGTCTTTGAGCCTGTCAGCTTCTTTTTCATCCCTGACATACGGGCGCAAAAGGAAGCACGGCGGCCTTCGTCCGCCTTCGTTTTTGGGTGCGGAGCGGGAGGTTTTAAGTCCATACCCTGCTTCTTCGCTGAAGCGCGACCTTTCGCGTTCAGACCACCCTTCGGATTCTTGCCTTCTGATCTTTGCCATGCTGGTGTCTTAGCCATTTGCAACCTTCAACATAGTTTCTTGGATCATCGGGTCAAGTACCTGTTTGCCGAAATGACCTGTGAATTCAGTCTGCCCGTAGTGACCTAGATTGATGTCAGGATCAACGTAAATCTTGAATCCTGCCTCAGTTGCCCGATCACAGAATAGGTAGTCCTCTCCCATATACGACCCATTCTTGACTTGGAAATCAAAAATGGCGTGATGGTGTTTGTTCTCCACGTTGACCCAATATCTCCACTCAGGATGATCATCGATCAGCTTTTCAATCACATGACGGCGGATGAACATGAATCCTGTGCCAATACGGTCAACCCGCAGAAGCCCAGTCTCTGTCAGTTCAATACCGCCATGTTCGTTGTAGTGGATGTCTGTGAAGAACTTTTTGTCATCTGCCCGACGGGGATATGAGCCGCAGACAATATCTTTGTCCGACCCAAGCGCCATGATCCGAAGGATGTCTTGGTGCTTGAAGTGGATGTCTGAGTCAATGAATATCATCTCCGTGCAGTCAGACTCCATGAACTGATTGATCAGGGAGTTTCGTGCCTTGGTGATGATTGAGCATCCCGAAATATGGGACAGATGAATAGAAAAACCGTGCCTAGTAGAAGCCATTGCAAGCTGAGGAATCTCAAATGCCGAGGCAATATTGATCTTCCCATCGTATGCCGGTATGGCAACGAATAGCTTGCGCCCTGCTAGGCTGAATGGTTTTTCATTAGCCATAGAACACCGTCACGGCTGCGTTCGAGATCGTTGCATACACATCGGTCTCAAACAAAACGCCATTGGCAGGAATGTTGACGTTGAAAGGAGTTCCGCTTGCCAGAGTGGTAAGCGTAATCTTTGTCGTGCCGCCAGACCCACCATCTTTCAGGACTACCGAACCAGCCGATCCGCCGGGGACAACCAGAATGCCACGGACGCGAGTACGCGCCGAGCTTACTGAGCCACTAGCGGATAAATTGGCTGAATTGACATCTGTTTGCATCATGATGACCTCCTATTAGGCCACGGTAGTGCCAGTCTTGATGTCGATCCAGTTGGTTCCGTTGTTGAAAGCAATAGTTCCTGCGCCAGTATTAGCATCCGACACGTAAATAATCGTGCCATTTGCGTAATCAGCGTTGGTCGGCAGAGTTGCCAAAGTGTAACCAATCAGGGAGACCAGTCCGGTGATGTTGCCTTCGAAGCCGTTGTCAGACGCGACCGGCCCAGAGAATGTGGTACGTGCCATGAGAATCCTCACATGCGAGTTGAGGTATATCTGTCTGCATGTCGTCAGCCGGGACTGTCAGATATACCGGATAACCCCGGAATGACTCTGTTTATACCATGCGGTTTAAACGGAATCAATAAAAAAAGGGGGGTGTTTAAACCCCCCTTTTGATTACGACGAACCCGGAGATCCGAAGATGCCCAGCGGGTCGGAAACGCCGAACGAATAACGCTCACGTGCCTTGTAGCGGACGTTGCCGGTATCGAAGTCACCGTCCATGCCGGTAGACATCGGGGTACGGACAAAGTGCTTCAGGCCGTTAGGAACGTCGGTCAGCAGGAACCATGCGTTAGGATCGGTCAAGTAGTTATTGATCCGATAACCTTCCGGGATGCTGCCGTTGTTCTTGATGGCGTTGATGTCGTTGTCAGCGGTTGCGACACGCAGTTCGGTTTCCAGCAGACGAGTAGCCGTAAACTGGAGCGCCGGAGGCACGATCAGCTTGCGGGGTTTCGCTGCGATCAACAGACCACGTTCGTCAGTCCAAGCTGCGATCTGGATGACTGCGTTCTCCAGCGAGGTCTCGTTCAGGTCTGCACCCGAAACAGGACGGTTGCTGTTCGAACCACCAGAAATCAGCGGATGAGCAGTGCTACACAGGGACACACCGTCGCCGTAGGTAACTGCGGTGTTGAACGCATTGTTCAGCACGTAAGCTGCCTTAACCTGCTTGGTGTATGCCATCGCACGGGCCAGAGCCTTGGTGTAACGCTGCGACAGGGAATCGTAGAGGTTATCTTCGATTGCCTCTTCGGTCAGCGAGAAGCCAAGAACGATGGTTTCGTGGTTGTAGCGAGCAGTCCAAGCTTCCTGCGCATTGTCATAAGCCATTGCGCTGCCCTCGTTTTTAACGGGAGCGGCAGAGAAGCCAGACAGCTTGGTTTCTTCTTCGAACGAACGCTCGGAGGTCTCGGTTTCGTAGATCTCTTTGTGTTGTTCGCCGTAGGTCTTGTACTCCAGACCGAACAGGGCGTTCAGGCCGGGGAGCAGTTCCTTAAGTAGTTGTGCGCGTGAAATAGCCATTTAGTCTCTCCTTACACACCAGTGGTGCTGTTGTACTGGTGGGTATTGATCTTGACGATCAGTTCCACAAATGCATCCGCGCCCAGAGCCGTACCGGGAACAACATCAATCACGCGCACCGGGAGGGTGTTCGTGGTTGCATCGCTACCAGCCAGAACTGCGACTTTGGAGTCACCAGTAGTGGTCGAGCCAGTGTTTTGCACCAGCGCCATGTTCGAACCTACAACTGCGCGGCTTACGCCGGAAGTCGTAACGGTCGTACCGGAAGAGACAACAGCGACTTTAAACGCTGCCATAGGGTCATCAACAACGTAGCCATAAGCTGCGTTTGCCGAGGTTGCCGAACCTGCTGGGTAGTACTGGCCTTCGACGGGCTGGCCCATCGAGTTGACGTAAGCACATCCAACCAGAACGCCGCAAGGGGTTGCATTGTTCGTGCCGGTATCAGCGACCAGATAACCATTGCTGATCTTCACAGTGTCGCCATTCAGAATGGCGGTTGCGAAGCCGGTAGCAATAGGAATCTGGCGAATTTGCCCTGCATACGGCAGACCGTCAATACGATTGACTGCCTGTAGGCCGTAAGGAGAGCTTACAGTGGGGTAAGCCATTTTTTGCTCCTAAAAATTAACTAGATCTACCGAAGGTGACCTTGGAGCGACGTTCATTGAAGAGCGGCATTCGCGGATCACTTTCGCGCATGAAGTTGTTATCCACCGATTCCATCTGCAAACGAGCCTGTTCGGCGTAGTAAGCGTCACGGTCAATAGTGAACTCCAACGGGATTTTGCAAAGCAGCAATCCACCAATCTCAATACCATCAGGAAAACGAGAATTCGTGTTCCGGAGGAATTGAAGTTTCGGTTGAGTTGAAGCTTTTACAGGTTCCCAACCCTCACGAAACTTAGAAGAAATGTTGACGGGATCATCCCGGTTCAATGTACTTACTCGAACCCAGCGAAAGGCATAACCATCTTCTGGATCAGGGTCTGGCAACAACTGAGGGGGCTGCCAGCGTTTAGGCCGCAGTTCCAGCTCACGGTTTTCAGTTGTACGTTTGTCACGAGTTTGATTATCCATTTTGTTTTCTCCTAAGTAGCGCAACCTCACGGGCATATTGTTCCAATGGAACACCCAGCCGTTTGGCGATGTTGACTTCAGACTGCGATAGTGTGATTTTCTTTGGCGCAACACTTCGGCTTGCTGAAGCAACTACATTTGATTTAGCAGGGCGCTGAGGTTTCGCATCAGCGGGTTCGTCGGACTCAAATTTATCCGGGAACACTTGGCGTAACCTACCGTTCAAGCGTTGGTAGTATTCGTCGCTTTTAGGGTCAATACCCTCTTTGTTTACAAGTTTGTCATGCACACCAAGCGCAAAACTCGTCATTTCGGGGTCAACACCCCACCAATCTGAGTTCTCTTCGCGCCACTTCTCAGCCTTGACATCTCTCTGCGGCGCAGGAATATCAATCTTGAAGTCGGTCTGTGCAGCCGGAACAGGTTTCTCTTCCTCCTCCGCAGGAGGTTTGAAGCTGTTTACACGCTCGGCTTTGAGTTTGGCTGCTGTCAGTTCCTCTTGTGCATCCACAATGGCATCTGCATCGCCAGACTCATATGCTTCCTTGTACTTACGCTTTGCTTCCTGAAGTTCCTGCGCTACGACCTTCTTAGCCTGTTCCAGCAGAACATTCTGGCTAGACTGGACGGAACCCTTGAGGCGCTTGTTCTCCTCAAGAACTGCTTGAGTAATCCGAATTGCTTCTTCTTTCTCACGCAGCGCAGCTTCTTTGGCTCGGCGTTCTTCGTGATAACCCTTGGTAAATTCACGAATCCTGTTGCGATCACGCTTTGAATATGAGGCCAATTCCTCCTCAGTCGGATCTTCTGGAGGGGTCTCCATTGGCTTTCTGCCACGATCCTCTTCGGGGGTATCGTCAACGATCTCTATATCGAGATCATCTTCTTCTGCCTTGATTTCAGGCTCATCTTCGGCTGGCGTAACGACTTTGCTTCCCAAACGACTCTGCTTTTCTTCAGACTCGTCAGGGAATTCAAACTCCACTTTATCCATCGGCATAGCATTTCTCCTTACGCACGGGAAATTCCACGCGGATCTTGGACAACTGCCTCAACGCAATCGTCATAGATCAGACGGAATTCTTTGCCATGAATCTTGATGCGAGTCCCGGTATTAGGACGCACAAGTACGAAATCACCCACTGCACAAGAAGGCCCACTGGGGAACTTCTTGGTGTCTTTGTAAGCATCAGGCCCCATTGAAACGACAAAGAGTACTGGCGAAAGTACCTCTTCATAGTGCATCGTGGTTCCTGCCTTTACGAGACCGCTTTCGAATTCCTCATCAATCTCCGGTAAAGCGCACAGGAGATAAAAGGTCGAAGGCTGGGGCAATTGACGCGCCTTTTCCTCCGCCGTTTCGGGCAGAGTAGTTGCTGTCTTACCGTCCTCGCTCAACAAAATTTCACTCATCTTCAAAACTCTCCATATTTCGCACAAGGTCTGTTATTAGGCTTTGTGCGAACAGAAGACCTTGGACTTGACCGCACAAGTCTCGGTACTCAGCGTAGTCTTTGGCTGCGCCGTTACCTAGATGCTCAGAAAGGGTACGCTCCCTCTCCTTAATCTCTTTCAGTAGGTACTGAAGGATCTTCTCTTCATTACCCATTATTTATTACCTCGTTTAAACAGGTCAACCTGAATTTTCTGGTTGGCTTGTTTTTCCTGCGCCGTGATCCTTGCCATCTCGACTTCCTTCGTATCCGCAATACGCTGGGCTTCGAGACCAAGCTTGGCTTTGGCGACTTCTGCGTCGGTCATAGCCTTGGCTGCACGGGCTTCTGCTTCCTTCGCCTTGATCTGGAGTTCAGCCTGTTGAAGCTGGACGAGCGGATCTTGAGCTTGCTGTTGGGCTTGCTGCTGCTGGACAGTAGCCTGATTCAACTGGAGCAGTTGCTGTGCGCCTTGGGCGACCAGACGGGATAGATCGACTTCCACATCCTCTGGCAGCTTCGCATCTGGCGCGGGGATGGGTACTCCGATCTGTTCTTCGACCTTCTTCCGGTAGTTGAAGGCCAAGTGTTCTGCGATATGCGCCATCGCAGCCGCTTGGATCTTCTGTGCCATCGGGTTTTGACCTATGACTTGCGCAATCATTGGGTCTTGCATGAAGGCCATGTGTGCCGCGATGTGTGCATCGTGGTCTTGATAAATGAAGGCTTTGGTCGGCTTGCCGTTTAGGAATGCCATGTTTTCCGAAATCGGATCTTTCGGAGTCTGATCATCTTCGGTCGGGACAAGCTTGTCTGCGTTCTTGATGCCCAAAACCTCGATCATCTGGCGGTGGAGGTTGGGCAGGTCGTAAATCTGAGGAGCCTGAGAGGCCAGTTGGATCACAGCCTGATACTGCATGATCCGCTGCGCCATTGTGGAAGAGTTCGGGTCAGAGACCGGGATGACTTCAACGATGTCGTAGTCTTCCTGCTTTGCCCTGCGGTTCCCTCCTTCCGGCTCGTACTCGTACTCCGTGGGGGCGTAGTCGCGGATGATCTCTTTTAAGAGCTTAAACTCCTGCTTCATCGAAGCATGAACCCGCGCCTGAACGGCAGACATCATCTTCAACTGGCGCTCAAGCAATGCCAGCGTGGTTCCTACTGGCGCATTGGCGCTCATGTCGGAGATCTTCATTTCCCCGATAGAACCTAAGCGGCGACCTTCTTCGGTAATCTGGTTCAACAGGGTCAACAGCGTGGCACTTGGTTCCTTATAAGGAAGCGCCATGATGTTGTCTTTGATTGTCCCGCCCGGAACATCGATGTCACGCCACTCACCCGGAGCAATAGGGGTATCGTCATCCTTGATACGCATCCCACGGGCTTTCAGACCTCCCGGCAGATTCGACAAGGTTCCAGAGTCAACCAACTGCCGAATGAGGGAAGTTCCTGCACGGGCATAACCACCGATGATGTGGATAAGTCCCAGACCGTAGAAACCAAAACCGGGGATGTAGCAGTAATCTACAAAATGCTGACGGGATTCCTTGTTCTTGTCGCCTTCATTCCAATTACGGTAGATCGCCAGAACCTTGTTGGTTCCTTGGTCAATCGTGACAACGTAAGGCAGGGCGATGCCCGTTGGTTCGCCGTCCTCATCAACATCCTCGAATCCCTCAATATCCAGATAGGTGTGGATCTCTAGGATGCGGTAGCGGTTGTCATCTGTGGTCTTGTACCCTTGTTGCTCTGCCTTTTTCTTCTCGATGTCCGAGATGATGTGCATCGGCTCGCCCAGATCGACCTCACGGTAAAAGCCCGAATACTGGAGCTTTTTCAGGTCGTTCTTGGTCTTGCGCATTACGTGAGTAATACGCTCTGCGTTCTTCAGGGTGGAAGTGCCGTAGGGGACAATGATGTCCTCGGCGGGGATGAAGGGTGCTGCGGGGATTTCTTTTTGGGTGTCTGGGTAGATCTTTTTAAATGCTGACCCAGCCAAACCGAGGGAGTAAAGAAGTCTTTCGTGTTCTGGACGGTAATCCGTCATGCGCTCTGTCAGTGTGAAATTCATGTCTGCACTGACGCGCTCTGCTGCTTGCTCTTTGCGCTTGTCTATCGCGCCTATGATTTCTGTCTTGACCGGCCCACCCGCTGGGAAGGTCTCCATGATGGACTCGGACTGAAAACGAATCGCAGCTTCTGTCAGGATGGTTGAATAAACGCCACAAGCGCCGTTCCACGGCTCTGAACGCTCTTCATAAGTGAGACCTAAGACTTCCAGACCTTTGACAAAGGATTCTGCCCAGTCTTTGCGGGAGTCAATGTCAGCATCAACCAACTCGACGAGTTCATTGGCGATACTCTCTAGGACACCCTCGTCCAGAACTTCTGCCAAGTTTTCATCAAAAGAACCTTCTGTTTCTGACTCAGGCTCTAGGAGAATTTCAACTCCGTCAATTCCAATCGCAACGGAGTCCGGGTTTTCGATTTCAATCTCGATTGGCTCTTCTTCAAGCGACTCTATCCCCATCGGGGCCTGATATACGCTCTTGTCGATATTGGTCGCCATAGCAATCCTTAGTAATAAGTCATCCGGCGACGGAAGTGTCTCGGTTCATCTTCCTCATCGGAGCCAATGGAGATGAAGCCGCCTTG